AAGGCGTTTTTGAGGCCGGGGTGTTCGCATGACGCTGAATCTGACCCGGCGACTGGTCAAGGGCACGCCGCTTACGGCGGCCGAGCATGATGGCAACCTAGACAAGCTGGAGGATGGGATTGAGGACATCGAGCTCACGCCTGGCCCTGCTGGCCCAACCGGTCCCGCAGGCCCGCAAGGCCCGGCCGGCCCTACCGGCCCTGCTGGAGCGACTGGAGCGACTGGAGCAACCGGCCCTGCTGGGCCTCAGGGCGCGAAGGGGGACACAGGCAACACGGGGCCGCAAGGCCCTGCCGGTGCGACTGGCGCGACTGGCCCGCAAGGCCCAGCCGGGCCGACTGGTGCCGCTGGCGCCGATGCGACCTACAGCGACGCCACGCCACAGGATCTAGGCACTGCAGCCGCTGGCACGGCGAACAGCGCAGCGCGTGCTGATCACCGGCATAACCACCCGCAAGATGTAATCGTGATCCCGGTGGGCGATGAGTCCACGGCGCTAACCACCGGCACCAACCGGATCAGATTCAGGATGCCATTTGCCGCCACGCTGCTGGCGGTGCGGGCCAATGTGAACACAGCGCCGACAGGTTCGACGCTGATCGTGGACGTGAACGAGGCAGGCACCAGCGTGCTTGGGACGAAGCTCTCAATCGACGCCAGCGAGTTCAGTAGCACCACCGCGGCCAGCGCCGCGACGATCACAGATTCCAGCCTTGCGGACGACGCCGAAATCAGCATCGACATTGACCAGATCGGTAGCACGGTGGCCGGCGCGGGCCTCAAGGTTTCGCTGTTCGTGCGGAGGGTGTGATGCGAAGCCTCGTCCTGTTCGACACAGAGACCAGCCTGATCAGGGACTACCCTAGGGCGGATGATCAGCCGGTCGAGCAGCTCGACCCCCGCTACGCAGTGCTCCGGGTGGTGCGCGAGCCCGCCCCTGAGATCCTCCCCAGCCAGCAGGCCAGCCAGACGCGCACGGTGGACCTGGAGGCCGGCGAATGGCGCTGGGGCTGGAGCGTGCAGGATCTGCCGGTACCGGCGCCGCCTGCTGATTGGCGGACGTTCAAGCGCACCCTGCTGGGCCATCCGGCGATCAATGCCCTGCTGGGCGGCGGCGTGAGCACGGCCCCCGCTGCAGCGCTCAGCCTGCCCGCCACCCTGCTGGCTGCCGCTGGCGGCGGGGATGTGGACGATTTCCGGGCGGCCTGGCTGGGCCTACGCCGGCTGGGGCTGGTGTCCGCCGAGCTGCTGCAGGAGGTTCGCGGGCTGGCGATTGCCCTCCACCTGCCCGATGGATTCGTGGCGGCACTGGGCGGCTCCCTGCGGCCTGCCGCCGCAAGCGTGGGTCAGGAGTGGGTGGACGCCGCCGGCGATCTGTGGGTGGTGACACAATCCCGTGGCGAGGGCGGGCAGTTCCTGCCGGATGATCCCGCGACCCCTGAACGGGAATCGCTGATCTGGGAGAGGGTGGGCTGATGGCGATTATCTGGGTTGGAACGGGGAGGTTTAGCGCCTACATCAGCCCTGTTCAGGATTACATCGACCGGGTGGTGGCTGCTGATGTAGCAGCGGGCAACACGCTGGGCCTGGAGGTTGGCGTGCGCAATGCTTACGACGTGTACATTCGGGACTCGATTAACGTTGGCGACCTGGGCACCAGCGGCGGCGTGTTGAGCCAGGCCAACAGCATCATCAAGGCCAGTTGCATCATGGCCGGTGCCCGCACACTGGCCGGTGCGCTGGTGCCGTTGGTGGGTGCGGCGCCGACGAACTTTAATTTTGTGGCTGGCGACTACGACCGGAAGACGGGGCTAACTGGAAGCGCAATAAATAATACCAAATACTTAAACGCTAACAGAAATAACGACGCTGAAGCCTCGCAGAACAGTAAACATTATAGCTTATATGTCTCAAGTTTCCCCATTATTCCTGATGGCGCTACACAATCTTGTCCGTTGATTGCAGCATTTGGAACCACTGGCGGAGCTTCTTATAGCCAGATAGTCGTGAGTGCATCAAGCGCCAATCAACTTCCCAACCAGATTCTGGTTCGGTCTAACTCTACCAGCACTTCGAGTCAATCTATAACTCCAGCAACGGGTTTTATCGGCACCAGCAGGGCTTCAAGTAGCACTGTAACCCTAAGAAATAACAACACAAACACAAGTATCTCTCAGGCATCTGCTGCACCAGCCAGTGAATCTACGCTCCTATTCCAAAGGAGCTTAAACCCGGGAGCGCTTACGGCAGGCCGCCTAGCCTTCTACTCCATCGGCGAATCCCTAGACCTCGCCCTCCTCGACGCCCGCGTGACCGCTCTGATCAACGCCATCGCGGCGGCGATACCGTAAAGCAATGAACACACTTACCACCACTCAGAACGCTCTGGCCCACCGTCCGCCCGAAACGCTGCTTTCGTTCAGCATCGGCCCAGCCTGCGACCTTGCCGAACTGGATCGAGAGTTCAAGGCATGGCTCAGAACGCCAATCAAGCCTGAAGAAATCGAGAGGCCAAACCGCACCTCGTAGTGTCCCTCGACTTCTCCGCCCTGCAATCCCCCGCCAATCCACTACCTCACCGGGCGCCGCGCCAACGGGCCCGGTTTTTTGTGCCCTGCACACTGAGGTATGACCACCCCAGCCCCCAGCCTCCGAGAGCAGATCCTGAACCACATCCACACCGTGACCCTGCCCGGCACGGTGCAGGTCGGCATCAGGATCTACCGCAGCCGGGTGCAGGCGCTTTCTAGGTCGGAGGCCCCGGCGCTGATCGTCAGCCCTGGCGAGGACAACCCGGTGAACGCCCCGCGCACCACGGGCGCCAGCCTGGGCCGGCTCGATCAGGCGCTGCCGGTGATGATCGAAATCTACGTGCGCGGCAACGTGCCCGACCAGCTGGCCGACCCGATCGGCGTAGACGTGCACGCCCGCATGATGAGCGACCGGACCCTTGGCGGCCTGGCCCAGGACGTGCAGCCCGATGGCTGGCGGCCGGAGTACGAACAGGCCGACGCCACTGCCGGCTGGATGCAGCACCGTTTCCTGATCCGCTATCGCACCCGCGACGACGCGATCAACGCGGCTCCATAGCCTGAGGGTACGGAAGCTCACCCCCAACCATGGCGGCCGACCAACACTATGAGCACCACGGCCTGTCTGGGGAGTTCGTGATGCTCCCCAGTGGCCAGATGGTGCCCGCTGCTGAGGCGCCCAAGCCTGAGCCCGCCAAGCCCCAACCCGCGCCGAAGGCCAAGGACTGATGACCGCACTCCTGATTCGTAATTCGTTTGCGCTGGTGAAAGCCGAGACCAGCTACGGCACCCTGGCCAGTCCGATCGCCAACACCGACGCGGTGAAGATCGTGTCGCTGGAGGTGAACCCGATCACCGGCACCCGAGTCGAGCGGAACCTGATCAAAGGGTTCCTCGGTGCCGACCGCCAGCCGCTGACCAATGAGCACGTCGCCGTCACAGTGACATTCGAGTGGGGCGGCTCTGGCGTTGCAGCCACCGCCCCCCGGTTTACGCCACTGCTGCAGGCAGCCGGGATGAACGTCTCGGCATTCGCCGAACTGACCGGTACGGCCACCGCAGGCGGCGCCAACACCCTCACCCTGGCGGACCTGAGCGGCAGCAACCCCGCAAGCGACGCTTACCTGGGGCTGCCAATCGAGATCACCAGCGGCGCCAACACGGGTCACAAAGGCGTGATCGTGGCGCACGACGGCGCCACCAGGCAGGTGACGGTGGTTCCTTCCACCGCATCGTTCACCGGCGGCGCAGTGGGCTACAAGATCCCCGCGCTGTCCCTGCTGCAGCCGATCAGCACGTTCGGCAACGGCAGCAGCTGCACCATCGTGGCGGTCAAGGACGGCACCAACGTTCACCGGATTGAAGGATTCCGCGGCAGCCCGGCCCTCAACAGCACCCTGAACGGCTACGGCACCTTCACCATCACCGGCGTCGGCCGCTACACCACCCCCACCGCAAAGAGCGCTGAAGGATTCGTCTACAGCAACCAAGCCGAGCCGGTGCCCGTCACCCCGACCCACACCAAGGCGTTGCGGTTCCAGGGCTTCAATCCCTGCTCCGAAGGCTTCACCTTCGACTGGGGCCTGTCGGCCGTGTTCCGCTCACTGATCGGCTGCGAACCTCACGCCCGCATCACCGACCGCCCCAACCCGAACGGCACAATCACGATCGAAAACCCGCCTGTGGCGACGAAGAACTTCTTCACCGCTGCGGCTGACAACAGCGGCGCCAGCGATGGCCCGTTCGTTGTGCAGCAGGGCACGACGGCTACCGAAAGCTCCATTTTCTTCTGCCCCAAAACAGCAATCAACGGCGACCTCTCCTTCCCTGATTCTGACGGGGTCGGCATGCTGCAGATCCCGTTCACCGCGCTGCCTAAGTCTGCGGCCGGCAACGACGAAACCCGCCTCGTTTTCTTCTGATTCGCCATGTTCCATCTCTACGAGCCGGACTACATCGAGTGGCCGGTATCGGTTGATCTGCCGGTGAAGGCGGGCCTAAAGAAGGCCTATACCTTCACCGCCCATTTCCGGGTGCTGGACCAGGAGGATTGCGACGAGCTCAACGAGCAGCACAATGCGCTGATCGTGGCCACCATCAAGCGCTACGAGGCGCTGCAGAGCTACCGGGGCAGCAATGACCTGGAGGT